AGAAGATCTTCAAATTGATGTAAGATTTGGTGATTATATTGGTTATGCCGATAGTGAAAAAAGAATAAGATTTTATAATGTTGTGAATGATGGAAAGGTTAATGCTGATAATAAACACCACCACTTCGGTTATAAACCTTCTTATAGAACAATAATTTGTGCACCAGTACAAGAAAACGAATTTAGAGGAATTTAATATGAAAAAAATCATTATAAATGAACAACAATTAAACTTTTTATTGGAACAACAAGGAATTGATGATTTTTTTGAAATGATGTCTGAAACATTCCCTGATTCAGTTTATATTATGCAATTTATAAAAGATTTTATAACCAAATCTGGTTGTAAATCTATTAAAGTTGATTCGTTTAAATATCCTGCGCTAGGCTTATCAACAATAAACGGAATTGTCCTCAATATAAAGGTATTTTCATTAGAATTATCATATTTTCTTTATGTTTTATTTCATGAAATTGCACATCAATATCAATATAAAAAATATGGTATCGATAAAATGTATGGTTGTTATACTAGGGATTTATCATTGAGAGAGGGGGCGTTATTTATGAAATATTGTGAAAATATTGCTGATGAATTTGCAATGAGAAAATTAAGAGAATTAAAAAAATATTTTGGTGATAAACTAAAAATCACAAATCAAGAATCTAAAGTATACCAAGATACTCCTATTGAATATTTTGAAAAACTTATTGAAAAATTCATTAAAATAATAGAACAAAAAGGATATAATGATAAAAATGAAATTACTGAAATATTATATAATTTTATAAAAAACGGATAAAATGACATTGCCAAGAAAAACAAATATTAATGTATATCGACAAATTGGAACTGAGCCAACAGAAAAAGAACTTATTCCGAGAAGGCAAGAACTACTCGATAGAATAACAAAATCTGACACATATTTACCAGATCCGATTTTACATGACGATTTGGATAAAGGAATGTTAGAATATATTAACGATAATTTAAAAGTAGTTTCAGATGGCGTTCAAATTCCAATTATTCCAAAAATTTTAACAGTACAAAGATGGGGTGAAATATCAAACACTTGGACATTCACAGATGAAGATGGTAATATGAAAGTCCCTTTTGTTGGTGTTATCCGTAAACCAGACGTTCAACCCGGTACAAATCCCGTCATACAACGAACTATTCCTGATAGAAGACAAGTTTTTTATGCTACAGTTAAAACATGGGATGGACAACAAAACGGTGCTGATGTTTATAAAATACCACAGCCTGTCGCTGTTGATATAGGATACGAAGTCACCATTGTTTGTCAAAAATTTAGAGATTTAAACAGATTTAATAGAATTGTTCTTCAAAAATTTGCATCAAGACAATCATACACAAAAGTCAAAGGACATTATATTCCAATTATATTAGAAAGAATTAGTGATAATTCACCAATTGAAGCACTAGAAGGTCGTAGGTTTTATTTGCAAACATATGAATTTACAATGCTTGGATTTTTAATTGATCCCGATGAATTCGAAGTGAAACCAGCAATTAATAGAGTATTGTTATTACATGAATTTATGGGTGGTAAATCAATACAAAAAGATATACACCAAAGAGGTATTGAAGTAAAAACCGCAACATTTATTAGTGATGGTGTTACTACATCATATAGTGTTGGTGAACTTATTGGTTATTTATTCTTTGTTTCAATAAATGGATTGGTACAACAAAAAGATATTGATTATTATTGGATAGGACAAACATCACGAATTTCTTTTGTTACACCACCAGTCGAGGGTAGCCGAATAATGGTAATGTATTATGCTGGAAGAAGTGGTGTATTTTATGATAATTATGGTGAAATTTTACGATTAACACATCAAAATTTTGTTTATACCGATTCACTCTCTTTCACAGTTACCAATGATATAAAAAGTGTTGTTTATATTGAAATTAACGGTCTTGTTGATGAAATTGAAATTGGATATGAGGTTTCAGATGTAAATACAGTAACACTATTAGATACCCCAATAGTAGGATCGCGAATTAGTATTTGTTATTTGTATTAAAAAATTATTCGTCATACAAATCCTTTTTTTTACTTCTGTTTGGCGTCTTATCAAGCGTCTCAATCCACTTTTCAATTACTCGATACATTTTTAAACCAGTTTTTTCACAATAAGCTTTCAATATTTCATGATGTTTCTTACTGATTTTAATATTTTTACTTGGTGTTCCCATATTATAGATAAATAATAGTAAAAAAAGATAAATTACTATCTTTTAATTTTTTTTCATTTGACCCTTTGATAAAAACAAAGATATTTATCTGTAATAACAGTAATAAATAATTTAACTAAATAAAAATCAATGGCTACATCAAAAAGAGTTTTCGTTTCTCCAGGTGTTTATACCTCTGAGAAAGATTTAACATTCGTTGCTCAAAGCGTTGGTGTGACAACACTGGGTTTAGTTGGTGAAACACTAAAAGGTCCAGCTTTTGAGCCAGTTTTAATAAAAACATATGACGAATTCAGAACATTTTTTGGATCAACTTCACCTTTAAAAGACGGTAATGGTAATCCTGCCTATGAACTCCCATATTTTGCAAAATCATATCTACGGGAATCAAATCAATTATTTGTAACAAGAATACTTGGTTTAACTGGATACTTACCAAATAAAACATTTGCTCTAAAAACTATTGGTGGTGTAATTGTAAATACAGAATCAACACCAACACAAACCAACGGTACACTTGATTTACTTAATGTTGAATCATTCGAGTTTTATAATGTTTTAAGCGGAAAAACAGCAAATGACGGTAGTTCAATTATTGACTGGATTAGCGAACAAACTTTTGTAAATGAATCATGGTTCACAATTGGACTAGTTCCTACAGCATCAATTGAAACATTAACCGGTGAACAAGTAAATGGTCCTATTGGTAATGTAACTAATTTCGCATGGGCAAATAATTTTCTCAATCCAACTGGTGATGGTGTTTTTTCTTACTTGTTTGTTTATGATGATGGTATGGATAGATTTATTGTAAGCCAATTTGAATATCCATCAACAACAAACGAATATGATAATATAGCTGTCGCTGAATTTAGACCAAGAGGCCGTTATGTTACATCAACATTAACTTTAACAGTTACTAATAATACAGGATTTACAATGTCTTCAAATGACATTGAAACGAATCCGTTAGGTGAATTTATTTTAACTATTAATCCTGATGACGCAAATATGCCAGCAAAAACATTTACTTGTTCAATGGATAGAACATCTAGTAAATATGTGACAAAAGTATTGGGTACTGGTGTATTTGATAGAAATTATATGGATTATCCTATTTATGTGTTTGAATCTTATCCAATATTAGTTGAATCACTATATAAACGTGGTTTAATTAGGGGATTAAGCCTTGATGTGGTTTATCATCCGGTTGGTAATGATTTCATGACAGAATGGAAAACAGCAGAATCACCATTTATTGTATCAGAAGTGCGTGGTGGTGTTGTTAATGATTTGTTTAAATTTATTGCAATATCTGATGGTAATGCATCAAACGTACAAGTAAAAATTTCAATATTAAATATTGACCTTGATACTGCAGAATTTGACGTTCTTATTCGCGATTTTAATGATACCGATGATAATATGGTTGTTCTTGAAAGATTTTCAAGATGTTCAATGAACCCAGATCTTCCTGGCTTTATCGGTTTAAAAATTGGAACGTATGATACTGAATATGAACTTAAATCCAAATATGTGATGTTAGAATTAGCGGAAGATTTCCCAATAGATGCTGTTCCATCAGGATTTAGAGGTTATGCCACTGATCAACTATCTGGCGATGCAATTTTGGGTGGTGTGCTTTATAAAACACAATATTACATTGCAGGTGATATTGTCACATATGATGCAACTGGTGTACCAGAAGATCAATCAGGTGATAGAATCAAAAGGGTTATGTTAGGATTATCAACACAATTTGGATATGATAACAGCATGTTTAATTTTAAAG